AAAAAAAAATATTTCTCGAGGGGTCGGGGCATATAAAAGGTCGGGGGGACATATACATATATTATGCTTAGCCTTGTGTTTTGGCGCTTAGTCTCTTTTTAAAACCCATGGTTGTAAAATCACCACCCAACTTCTGTAAGTACTTCCCTATAAAAAAGTACGCGAGTATTTTTTTCAGTCAAATATGAGTTTCGGGTGATTCCCTCTTACTACGCTTCTAGTAAAAGTCTTTACTGTATCAAAGTGTACACCTATGACCTGGAACAGTTCTCTATCAATACTAGTGTATGCAGTACGCCCAATGTCTGTGTAGTAGCGTTCATTAATGCCGTACTCTGGAAACACACTAGTAACAAACAAGCAAGTGTCCCCTAAGAGTTTAGCAGTGCTAGGTTTCATAGTTAATAGACTCTCACCAAAGGTACTGTGTGGAAGGAAGTCAGGCTTGTCAACGTGTACAGCCAACAAGCACACTACATAATGTTCTACACTTGCGGGTAACTCAATACCAGTATCTGCTCTTGCACTACTAGCCAATTTAACAAATTCTTTTACATATACATCTTGCATACTATTATTTACACTTTTCAAAACCTCCCGCTAGAAACACCAGGTGGTTAATTTTTTTTTTGCTAGATTTTTTTTGCGTGTAGCTTAGGTGTTTCCTTATAGTTCATATTTACGCTGTTTAAAGCTGTTTTATTATGTATTGGTTAAGTATTACTAGTAGCAATAAAACAATGTATTGCTTAGTAGTGTGTACGGTCCTTGAGCAGGGTCTAACAAATTTTCAAAATTCGCTGTATAGCAGCTATATTATAATAGAGAACCTATGAATCAACTGTACACACTACGCCTTAACTATCCAGAACAACACTACGACAATACCATATATAAAGACTCAATTACACATGCGGCGACTATAGAACTATTCGTTAGAGGAATACACTGCTCTCAGTCAAGTGCAAATACACTAGTGTTTGATCGTGAAAAGGATTGTGTGTTTGCTAGTTTATTACTGTGTGCGGATAGTGCATATACAGTAGAGCAGCTCTAGTTTAAAACACCATCGTTTGCGTAAACACTGTTTAACGTATGTTGTAGGGCTATGCATTATACATTGTAGCATGGTTAGGCTAGAACTGTTTGTATAGTAGTCTAATGTATATGTGTACTGGTGTAAAAATTTGCTTTGCATTTTCTGCGAAAACACTTCGTGCTATTTCTGCGTTAACCGCTCTGCGGCTTTATCTTATTGGTTCCAAGCAGCTTGTATCAATCGACTTGCTATTTTTTCAATTTTACGATCAGAGCTTAGGGACGATCGATCTCGAGCTGCAAACATCTTAGATACTTTATACAGCCCGGGGTGATCTATTTTTAATCCAGTGGCACCTGCAAGTATAACAGGTAACCTTTTGTATACTGTGTTTGGATCTATTTTACCTGTGTTTAGTTTATTACGTATGCTCATCAATAAGTTAACTAATTCTCTCTCGTCTAACTGAGGTGGTATAGATGGCCAGTTACTTTTACTTGGCTTTGGCACCATTGGTGCTGGAGAATCTTTTTTAGGCCGTGACATGTCGCCCATGCCTGCTGGCCTTCGCTTAGGTCTTGGACTTTGCAGCATTTTCTTACCTACTACATCTGCAATCTCTTGGCTTGCTTTTTTGTAAACAATATCCAACCACAAGTAAGTTTGTTCTAAAGTGTCCATTGTATCTGCGTCGTCTTGAGTTTGACGTAAATCTTGGTATTCATCATGGAACTCAGGTTTGCCTATACTAAAATTATCATATAGATAATCTCTGTTAGCTTTATACCAAGGTTTGATATAATTTACAGTACGCGATGAAAATGAGTTATGATTTTGTTCAAGTCGATAATATACCATTGCATGTTCACCATTCCTATCAAAAACAGGTCTGCCGTCTTTTAGACCGTTATTTGAGTTGTTGAGTATGAAATTTGTTTCAGGACTAGGAGAAATTAATCCAGCTTGTACTAGTTTCCTCCACACTGCAATTCCTCTGTGAATAGCCTCGTGTACAAGAACCATTGTGCTCCATTGCTGGTCAACGTCATTCATTAAATCTTTATTAATACTATCAATGACTTCATCTAGTACTAGTATCCACGCATCTGGATCCATTTGATCAGGTTTAAACCATCCTGCAGTGAAAGAACCTCTTGATCTAAGATCTAATCTTTCTGCCTTGGACATTAACCGCATAAATCTAAGTTCAGTGCTTTTATTAATTTTTTCACCTGGTTGATATTCCATCAACTCATCATAGTTTTCTTTAGCAGCAATCCATAGTCTGTTGGTCCTTTTCATTTTAGGACTGGGATCACCAACTAGGCCCATTAGTACAATATTATCACCTATACGAGGAACAGTATAATTGGTATTTTGATTAAGAACATCCATCCATGCCATTACCTGACCAAGGTCTGCTGTAAACCAAGATTTAGATTCTTGTTCGGTTATCTGTTGTTTTATTTCGCTATACCGCATGTTTATCTCTTGTTGGCCTATCTTGCGTATTTTTTTAATGCATTAGTTTCTGCGTCAGTTCCTTGTACGCCAGGAACGAATTCGTCATATTCTTTTTCAGCTTGTTTCATCTGTTTGTTATACTGTGCTTGTTGTCTAGCATTATACTTACTTGGAGCAAGCTGAGGCTTTTTGGCATTTGCATCAGTAGCACGACTAGTAGGGCTATCAATCTTTATACTTGCACTATCACGATCTTTTCCAACCGCCTTAGCATACGAATTTCTTTGTTGACTAGCCTCGATGTCATTCAAACGTCCGGTAATGTCTTTATCTAAACTTTTCTGCATGTTAGGCGTAAGTGGTTTTTGTTTGGGCGTTGCAAATTCATCTAAACTTGTTATTTCAAAAATTTTCATTTTAATCTTCCTGTAATGTTATTTGTATTTATATGCATAAGTACTGCGATGGAATTACTACTGTTATTACTATTAATCAAACATGCTGTTGTTGATCTTTATCTACAATGTTTTCATACAACTATGAACAAGCGAATGTATTTTGGAGGGTGGCCACACTATCTAGAACATGCTGTGTTTACATTGCTCGTATGTTGTGCGTTCTTTAGCTTCGAGGTAGCATTTATACTAGCCGTAATTGACTTTGTACTTCATTGGCATATTGATTATAACAAACATGTTGTACAAACCCGTTGGAATATTACACCCGACAGCAACAAGCAGTTGTATTGGTTTATACAGTGCGTGGATCAAAGCCTACACTTTATAACTTATTGGGCATTAATTATTATTGGAACTGCACTAGTTATAAATTGAAGAACTGTTCGTTATCAATCTTATCTATTAGCTCGTTATAGGTTTCATCTCCACTACGTATTCGTAGTAATACTCTAGGTGCTTGTATACAAGGCACTCTATGAATTACAGTTCCGTCAGTTAGTGTAGGATGGTCTGTGCTGTAATATACTCGGTATATCTCATCGCCGGGCTTACGATGATTGTGTCCTTGATGATATACTAAAGGCTCACTTTCGTAATTAGGCACAATTGGAATAAACATACTCCAATTAACTTCTGCATCTATATGCGGCTTAAATTCAAATCCTGGATTGTAAGCAAGTATCTGTACATCTGTAACAGTTAAAGGATTTTTAAAATTAAACTTTTTTAATAAGTCTTGTATATACGGATACTCTATTAATTCTAATCCTTTATGTAATGGAGCATATACTTGTCTAAAATCATCAGTTAATTTTCTTCGATATGGATTGTTAGGGTTATACTTTAGTTTAAACTCATTCCAAGGTAGGTGACACTCTTGAGGGAATTGCAAATAGAAATCTAAAAGCTCTTGTGAGTCAATAACAATCTCATCTAGTACCCTATGATATTTTGCACGTGATATACCCCTGTACTCCATTTATATAATACCCTGTTTGTTTCTTCTTACAATTTTTTCACATATTTGTAAATAAGATTTATCTGCATCGTGAGCTATTCTACCTAACTTAGTATCAATTAAATCAATCTCGCTATTATTAGGCATAGTATCTTTTAATCCAAGACTAGTTAATAGTTCTCCTAGATTGTATCTCTTAAGTTTAAAAAAATCTAAAATGTGTTCATTTTCTATTGCTATTTGTTTCTGCATACGAGCATTGTCTACATACCAAGTATAATGTGGATACCCAATGTCCCAGCCGCCACAGACATGCCACCAATCAAAACTTTCTTCATTAGTTCTATAAGTTGCTATAAATTTTGCATCAGGAAACATTTCTTTTAACAAAGGAAGATGATATGCAAACCAATGGCTTTTTATTATCTTAATACCTAAGTTCCATTCTCGATATGGTTTTTTAAATTCAGTAATTACTTGTTCTTTAGACAGTAGATCTAATCTATCAAAATTATGTCCTTGCTTATGATAAGGCCCCCAATATGCTCCACTGTGCCAGGCTTTGGCTCCTTCATAGAATGTATCTTTTGATTCATCACTTCTATTAATGCCTTCATTAAAACTGACGATTCTTAAAGCTGCACTCCACTGACTACCCGGAACACCTGTTGCTATAATTAAATCATGACCAGTATACTCTGTCAATTGCACACAGTCCTTATTGATTCGGGATTAAGTTGCTTAGGGTCTTGTGTAGCAATACTAAGGAAGCCACTGCTATATTCGTCTGCAAGGTTTAATGTATCTTTATGCTTGATGTGTTTATATAACCTATCTGCAAGTATAGCATGATTGTCTTTGCACATATGGTTTAATCTTTGGTCTGGAGTATTAAGTTGAGCGTACCATTTTTTTCCACTGTTGTTATCAACAAACTCACCGTAACTAATAGTTTGCAATGTACCTAGTATTTTTGGTCCTGCTAATGGAATTATTTGAGGATGATCAAAGCCTGGTAAGATGAATAGCTCAACACCACGTTTTCCTAATAACCATTTTATATTATTAAGATAACTAAATTCAGTTTCTCTTCGAAGCAAATCTAGGTCATCTTGTTGCATGTGTTTATAATAAAGGTTTAATGAAAGTTGTTCGTCTTTAGTAAGACTTTTAATTTCATTTAAGTCCTCTATAACATGATGTACATTACTTACATATGGCTTATCTTTAAAAAACCAAAAGCGATGATATTGGGTTGTTTGTACAATAATTTTATCACCTGGGTTATACGAGTCTAACTTTTTAGACAACTTAGATAATATCCAGGAATTACTGCTTCCAAAGACAGCTTCTGTACTTAATGTCATTTTAAGTTTTGTAGAAAGAAGTACAGACCATTGCCATTCCATCCAGTTGCCATTATTAAGAGTTGCTGATGGGACGCTGAAACTGTCGCCAAATATATATAGAGTTGGGTTATTCATTATAGATAATTTACCACTAACGTAATTCTTCGTCCGCTAGTAGGTACTAAATGACAATGTTCTAGGCTACCATCAAATACAATTGCGTCATTAAGCTGAGGCTCAAAATCTTGTGTATTGTCATCTTGTCTAACCATAGTAGCACCACTACCCTCAAATGAGTTCATATACACTATTAAATTTTTATGTGGAAAATTTAAATCTTTATGCCAGGATGACTGTTTTAACTCGCCGTTATTAAATGTTGCATTAAAGTTAATTCTGTATATTGTATTAAGTTCAATCTTATTCTGTGTAAGAATTTCTTCAATGGCACGATATGTGACATCAAATAGACTACTAGTTATCATACTGTATCGTTGGCCTTGCATTGGTCGGCCCATAACTTGATGACTATAGAACGGTAATTCTTCTTCTCGTCCTTTACCAGGAAAGCTCATAGGATCGTGATACTGCCAATGCATATGAGGATGATGTATTTGCTTTTGTAAGTCTACAAAAGTTTTTGTTACAGAATTTGTTAGTACTTCGATCATTAGTTGTCGTCTCCACTTAGATTATTAATAAAGTTTCTTAATTTTGTACTATCGGTTTCTGCTCGTACTTTTGGTGCGCCATTACCTTGTGTTGGATCTGTTCGAGTTGTTTCTGATGTACTGCTACGTTTAAGGGTGTCCATAATAGTTGAGTTACCTGAACTAGTTTGATAGTTGTCACTATCATCATCTTCATCTATATCATATATACGTAAGGTGTCTACATCAAAGCCTAGATCAATTTTTGATCCTACACCACTTGAACTACGTGTCTTCATTAGCTGTAATTGATAGCGGCCGCGTTCACGCATTGCTCTACTTGTAAAGATACCAAACACGTTGTCTGCAGTTTGTATCTTACTAAGTCCACCTGATATGTGCGAGTGATCAAATTCAATTTCTTCTACAGCACCACGATTTAACTGTGCCGCTGTAACAAACACACAGTTCAATTCCATTGCTAAGTTACGCAACTCTTCTGATACATACTTGTCTTTGATAAACAAGTTTTCTGCACTTACCTTTGTTCCTGCTGGCATCAACAAATCTAAATAGTCAATTAGAAGTACGTCTACTTTCTTGCTTGTTTTAATTTCGTATTCTTTAATATAGCTTCGTACATCATTTGCAGTCTTGCCACTTGGCATATACTTAACTTGTAATGCGCCAGACTTCTTACCAATTAGTTTAACTTTAATTTCAACATCGTCTATATTCTTAAACACATCGCGTGTACTAATGCCTGTAACCATACTATCAATACGCATACTTACTAAATTCTCTGCAAGCTCAAGCGTAAGATATAATACGTTCATACCTTTCTCAGCCATGTTAACACCAATGTTAGCAAGGAACAAACTCTTGCCTGCACCCGAGCCACCTGCAAATATGTTAAGCTCGCCTCTGTTAAAGCCACCAAACAATTTCTTATCAATAGCTGCCCACCCAGTGCTTACTTGTCCGTTATTACTTTTAATAGCTTCTAGTCGCTTACGTGGATCAGCCCAATAGTCAGTACCTAAATCTTTTTGCAATCCAATTTGTACAGCCTTCTTAACTAGATCTTCTACTGGTCCGTACTCACCTTTTTCAAGTAAGTCTGCACTCTTTAAGATAGCACTCTCTAATGCTTTGTGTCTACTAAATGTTTCAAACTCTAACAACAGCCAATCATAATGATTTTCTTGTAGTGTTCCTGGATCTTTTAAATCTGCATTAGTTGCTGCGTTAAGTATATCAAATGTAGGAAGTGCATTATGCTCACTTACATAATTATTTAAAAATTTTGCACCTTCTTGCAAACGTCTATCAAAAGCATCCGGCTCAAACACAGCTTGACAACGAACAAATGTTTCAGCATCGCTCATCATCATTTCAAGATATACCTTTTGTATATCATATCCATAATTTGTGTTTTGTCTAGTTGCCATCTTTTACTTTTTTCTCTGCTTTAGTTAACTTGTTATTCCAAGTAATATTACTAATACCAAGTTCATGCGGCATAGGTTTTGTTTTTCCTACAGTGACTTTATTTTTTGTAAGCCACTCGTCCATCATCTTTTTATCTTCTTCAGATATCTTATCATTTATTCCCATAGTTTATTATACTGCCTTATACCATTGATTGTCAAGTGTTATTTTAGTTTTTGTTTGTGCTAGTACTGCTCCAATACATGATCCGGGATCTCCTGGATTGTGCGGAACATGTACGTTTGTCCATTTACGCTTAATCTTTTTTACTGCTTGTTTATTAAGTGCGCCACCGCCTGCTAGTGCTAGACTAGAACTTTGTGTTTTTTCTTTAGCCCAGTCAGATAAGTGCTTGAGGCTAAGTTCAAATATACGTTGGGTTGCAGCAGCAATGTCACACATATCTTGTTCTGTTTGTAGCTCTGGTCTCCACCACATGCACCCTCTATGTAAATTTTCTCTCATTTTAATAGAAGGGTTATCTTTATTAGGTGGCCTAATAATTTCAGTTAGTATCTTTTTACTAAGCCTTTTATAGTTACCCTTCTTAGACATTTGAGTAACTAAGTATTCATCACATTGTGGAATAAGGCCCATACGCTGTGTCATCGCACTATAAAATAATCCTAGGCTATGTGGGTAGCCCTGACTATGTATCTTCTTTAGCTTATTGTTCTTTCCATGCCATATAGTTAGGGTTTCAAACTCTCCAATACTGTCTATCACAATTACAGCACAGTCGTCATGTGGTTGTGTGTAATACGCATAGGCCGCATGACTTAAATGGTGTTGGGTATATTTAATTGGTGCAGTAATATCCCATTGCATAAGATACTTTTTAATATTGTTCTCGTTATACAACCAACCCTGTCCTGCCCGCCATTGTCGTAATGTCTTTAGCACCGGACGTTCGTACCATTGTATCTTTAAAGGTGGTCCAAAAGTTTGTCTAGCTGATTCAATCTGGCTCCAATTAAAGTTAGGATCGTGTTGAACTTGACTGTAGTCTTTAGCTAGGCTTGCATGTAACAGTTTTGTTTTAGGAAAGTTACTAAGCCCAGTAGTCCTTGTTTCAAAAACTGCTAAACTAGCGTCGTGACTATTACCAACCATACCCCAATGTATCATACTATTGCCTCCATTGCCCATTGTCTTTCTTTACACCACCAGCATTTACCACAGGGTACTGTAAAGTTTTGTGTAGATTCTATAGTGCCTTCACAACTCCAAGTCTTTTCAAACAAAGACATAATATCTAATTTTTTATACTGCTTCATTATTGTTCTTTTGTCGTTTTGTGCGAAAGGCCTAAATACCGGTATTACTAACCACTCATCTTCTATTTTCAAAAGCATAGGTTTATCTCTACGTTCATCTCTACCTTCATCTAATATTCCCTTTGGAGGATTCATTGTAACACCATTTAGCATTAGATCTAAATTATATTTTTTAGCAACATTATGCAACATACCTTTTCTGTATATTACATCTGGATCAGTACCAGCTTGCTCACCTCTCTTACGTTGTCTTTTAAAAATATGTTCTTTAATACTTTTTGTATCTGTAAGCCTTACTACTTCTGCAACTACATCTTTTGCATATTGTTCATTAAAATTATTTTCTGTATTTAATGATCCAGTTATAACATATATGTCAGCATCTTTAATACATTTGACTAATGTATAAAGAACTAAAGCACTATCTGCGCCACCACTAACTTGTACACCAACACGTTTAACGTTTGGAAAAATTGTCCATAAGTCTGCATCTAGATAATTTTCCATTTACCTTTCTCCTACTTGTATATATAAGGATCTTTTTGTTTAAGTTCTTTTAATTTCTTTTTCCAACGTAAGTGGTCTCGAATAGCAATATATGGCCAACAAATAAAACTCCAAATCTTTTTTAAGTAAACCACTTTTTCTCCTTTAGTCTAATCTTTAATGCACTTGTTTCGGCAGCGTTTGCAATACTGTATAACGTATATAGTCTACCGTATTTGTTAACTGCTTCACTAACGTCAGTTATATCAGAATCCCAATCTGGTAAGCTAACTCCCCATCCAAGATCAATTGCTTGTTCTATAAGTTTCTTTCCAGCGTGATCTCTATCTGGAACAACTATTATATCTTTACTTAACCGATTAAGTAGTAGTGCTTGGGCATCATTGATTTCACTGCCGCCTAATGCACATCCATCTATGTGAATAGCGTCTAGTTGTCCTTCACATACTATACAAAATACTTTATTATGATTCTGTTCATCTAAACCGTATACAAATCCAGGCTGCACTTCCATAAGATATTTAGGTTGCTTATCTCCTATAATTGTTCTAGCTGTCCAGCCCACAATACGTTTTTCAAAGTAAAACGGAATAATAAGTCTATCACGGTATGCTAAACTGGGGCTCCAATAGTATTCAGTATCATCTAAGTTTAAATTGCGGCTTGACATGTATTCAAGAATAGCTATGCTATACTTGTTAAACTCGTTAATGTTAGTTAGTTTAATTGCGTCAGGCGGAAGCGGAACAGTTTCAAATGTAGGTATTTCAATCTTACGTTTTTGTATCTCTACACCTTCGTTAATACGCATTACGTCTAACGTCAACTTGTTAATTGTGTCGTCGGGCGTGTTCAACCATTGTAATAATTTACGTAATTTATGTGATACTGGTCTACCAGGTTGCCAGCTTGCTTTATACCCGCAGTTGAAGCAATGAAAGCTAACTGTTTCGCCTTCATTAATAAGTCCGCCACGGCCACGCTTGTCTATGCTATCTCCGTTGTTATGACAGCAAGGTGCATTAAAGCTAGTCCATCCACTCGGAGTGATCTTTCTTTTTGCAGGTAACTGTGCTATTATGATGTCACTAACTATACTCATACTACTATTATAGCAGAGTTATACTAGTTTGTCAATCAGTTTCGAACAAGTATTTTAGTTATTTTATCTACAGGACTTGCTGTTGTTTTAAATCTTAAATGATTAAATACACCGTTGAAGTTTACTGCTACAGGAGTAGTTTCTGCTCCGCCAAAAGAAACAGAAGTTACATCTCCCCAGATAGTTGATTCAGAAACTGAGCTGTCTAATGTAGCTTGCACTACAACATCGCCTATATAGTTGTTGGTGTATATTGCTGCTGTGTGTAAAGCATCGTTACCGTTGATTCCTGGCTCAGCTGTTTTAGATTCACTAAAGAACAACGTACTGTATATATTGTCTTGTTGGAATTGATTAAAGCTATAAGACGGTCTTGGTCCAGGCAATGCTCCGGAATCAATATAGATAACACCGTTATTTCCAAAGTTAGTATCAGCATAAGTTAGCGTATTATGATTACTAGAATCCTGTAAAAATATATTATAACTTAGATATTGTTGATCTAAACTTAATAAATCATTTTCAGTAATAGTTACAGTAAACAATCCTCTAGTTGCTGCACTGTCATCACCGACTACAGCTACACCGTCATGCTCTATAACAAGCGTTTTGTTTTCATCAAATGCTACAAATTTAGGAGTATAACTACTAACTGCTAACGGCTTTTGATCTGAGTTAAGTACTCTAAATTGTAATTCGTTATCTATATTTTTATATACTGTTATGTTTCTTTGATACACTGGTCTGTACTCCGTAATAAATCCAGCCACATTGGCTACGATAGTGGTTCTATTATTTACTAAATATCTAGGTATTAGCTGCGTCATACTTATATTTATCGGATAACAAAGAGAATTAAAATTACATGCTACTAAAAGATATCGAAACAAGTTTCCCATTTATCAGTGTTACTACTTACGGAGGTAACGAGTACGTAGGGATAATAGTTAACCAGGACCAGCATGTAACATCAATGTACGTATATACACATCTTAATTCTGACATAGAAAAAGAAGTATTTCTCGAGTTAGGAGATATATGGTGGTGGGAATCAAATAGATTAATTCCTATTAATATATTCTTAAGAACTGAGTTCGAACCGTTTCAGTATGCTCTTATGACTATGAATACTAAAGACGTTAAAGTAACCATAGGGCCTTGTGTTAATTTAGGCAATCTTTCAATTAAACGTATAAAGAGAAAATCAGTACAACTTATAAGACGTAATTCTAAGAAATAAGTTGTTCACATAATAAATTCATATGTACTACACACGCTGTAGCGTAACTTACAGCATGTGCTTTCTTAAAGTAGTAATCACCATTTGTTGGTTTTATCCACACTTCCTTCATTATCGTATCCCAGTTTTCGTTCGCTAAGTGTCTCTTTGCCGGGCGGATAATAGCTAGGGTCGCTGCCAATTGAGATACCGACGACGGTTTCAATTGCTTCAATAGTTCGTTGTGCCCGTTCAGATGAAAGACTTTTTCGCTGAAGTCTTTGTGTTCCAGAAGTTGCCATAGTGGTGTCCTTTCCATTAATTCTGTTAAGTGTGCTTCGTCCTTAACGTCTTTGTATATGCTTACGTTAAGAAAGTCTAGTTTAAAGTAGCCGCGTTTTTCAGCAGTTTTGTAGTCAACTGTGGCTAAGTTGTCAATAGGATTGTGTGGAATTTCAGTTGCATAGACTCCGGTGTTATGTTTCTTGTTTGTATCAAGTTTAGCAACACGATGCTTTAATTGAGCAAGTACCATTGTTCTATCAGCAAAGTCTATATCAATATCAGGCATGCATGTTCCTTAGTTTACTTGCTTTTTTCTGTGCCATATTCCATTTAAGTTTTGATACTCTATCTTTAAATGTAATTCCTTGTAAATGATCCCATTCATGTAGAAAGCATTTAGCTGAGTATCCAATGACCTTAGTACTTATTTCTTTTAAGTCTTCATTGTAGTATTTTACAAGTATCTCTTTAGGACGAGTAACCTTTACAAATATATTTGGAAAACTTAAACAACCTTCAGTATCTACTACTGTTTCTTCTGTGTGCTGTAATACCTCAGGGTTAATGCATATAATAGCATTATCAATATTTTCTCCCATTACAAAAACTTGTGCATTAAGTCCTATTTGGTTTGCACTTAATCCAATACCTTTACTAGCTAACATTAAGTCAACCATTTGTTTTTTTAATTCTTTTGGATCAAATCCAGGATTTAATAAGTCTACCTCGTTTACTTTTTTATCTAAGAATTCGTCTGGATGATATATTAATTTCATAATTTTCCTTCATCTCTTAATTGTTGTCTTATCTTAGTAGCACTTATGTTATGTACTTTATTACCTAAGTCGTGTTGTGTAAATGTATACCCTACTCCGCGACCATAACTAATGTCTACAATGTTAGGTACTAACATTATAACATATTCTTCTTCATAAGTAAAGCCTTCATTTAACAATTTAGCAATAATATTTTTTCGTACTGTTAAGTAATCAAACGGATTATCATCATTGCCCATTCCGGCGTCAGCGTTTTGTACATCGCGAATCTGTATGCAAACTTGACCAGTTTCTAGCAATGCTTTTTTAAATAGTGCAGTATGCCCGTTGTGCCAAGGTTGCCATCTGCCTAGCATCTGTGCTGTTGGTTTTTGATTATTAAACATTGTTTCTTCTTTCTATATAACTTTTTACTACATCCATTAACTGGATATGAGTGTTATCAAACCATTCAGCAACATGGTAGTTAACTTCTACAGGTGCTTGAAACATCTGGTTTGTATCAGCATACTTGCCTTTTTGTATAGTATTCATCCATACAGTAAAGTCTGGATTAAACTCTACTCGTGCTGCTTCAGTTGGGCATATAAAATCTGCTATGGCAATCTTACCTGCCATAACAACACCGTCTGATAAGAACTTCATACGCATTGCCTGGCGCATACGGCCTTCAGGGGTAAAATCCCAATCATCATATTGTGTTCTTACTTCGTCGGCGTTTAGATGAACGCCGCCTAGTAGTTCTGCAAAAGGTTTTGCTAGTGTTGTCTTACCGCTTCCTGGCAATCCAAAAATTAATATTTTCATAGGTTACTTTCTTTAACAACTTCTTTAACAGTTTCAATGTCAGATTTTTGTCGATTAAATCTTACAGCCCAATGTTCAGGATCTATAATATTATACACCATGCTAAGTTGTTCGTCATTAAACTTGCTTAACATTTCTTTTCCACTTTTACAATTAAGTATAAGCCATGGACTTATCTTCCCATCTTTGATATGCCAAATTGCTCTATTTAAACTTACATAATTAAAGTAATGATTCCATTGACTATTATTTTCATCAGCCCATTCCATCATAGTTATAATTGAACGTTCCAAAGCAGTTTGAACACCTTCTTTTTTAATCAAGTTTAAGGCGTATGTTTCGTACATTTCTTCTCTACACCAATGATCTAATTTCACTCCACTCTTTACTACATACTGAATATATTTTTCAGGGTATAGCGGTTTAACGTTTGATACAAAACTACCAAATTTTACAAATGCATTATAGTACTGACTTTTACAAAAATCTTCGTAAGTCTTTTCAGTCTTTGCACCCATACTTATCTGATAAAACTTATTAAAAGTAAACAAGCCTAACTGTACTCGTTTTTCAGTACGTTGTAATACTCTCCTCTTTTGTTCACACATATGTACTGCAAGGGTTTTTTCTTTCATATAACCTGATTTACAGTACTCGCATATATAAGGTTTTTCAGAGCTTAACATTTTCAATCCCATGTTCTTCTGCAAGAGCTTTGATTTCTTTTTTTGTAGATATTGAAGCAAGTAATTCGACCTCGTGTTGTTTCATGTTAGGATATATTTGTTCTAAGAATTTAAGCATAGCATTATTATTTCCTGCTTTCTTCTTAAAACCTATATACGGATGAAATTTAATTTTACCCCAAGATCCGCTTATACAAAGTAATTGCCACATAAGTTCTTGATGGCCGTTTTCTTTTCCAACACCTATAGTATTAAAATGTTTATTGTAGTATTCATTTGTTTTAAAAATAGCAAGTTCTTGATCTTCTCGGCTACCTTGAACGGCACTTACATATCTATTCAATAACCAAAAGCTAACTTGCTTCTTTTCTTCAACAGATAATTCTTTCCAAACATTTTTGGCATTCATATCAACTGCCGCAAGTATGTCTTTTACTGGAAGTTTTTGTGCCATTCGTTTATATCCTTAGGTGTGTTTATCTCTACGCCTTTATAGTATACAGGACTTATTCCTATTTGCCAACCATTTTTAAGCCAGCGTAGTTGCTCTAATTGCTCAATACGTTCTTCTTCTGGTACTGGCAAGTTTAGATATTGTTCTAATGCAATACGACTATATCCATATACACCTAAATGCCAACTACCATATCCTGTAATGCCTCTACCAAACCAAAGTGCGTGTTCGCTTGCATGTACCATCTTAACTGAGTTAGGATCGTTTTGTTTTTCTTCTGTCATCGTTGTAAACACTGTGCTTACTGGATAAGATGTTATTAATGCTTCTGCTTTATGTATTGCTTCTTCAGTAATATCAGGCATATCGCCTTGTACGTTAATAAATGTATCATACTTGTCTAAGTAATCTTGCGTTAGTGAGCCGGCGCATCGCTCAGTGCCGTTAGCATAATCTGCTTCGTCTATAAGAACAGTGTATGCATCATTAACACAGTTAGCAACACGTTGGTCATCAGTTAACACGTACACAGGCAATCCTGATTCACGTGCTGCATCTGCCACACGTCTAATCATTGGAATTCCACCCAACTGTTCTAAAGGCTTGCCGGGGAAACGTGTACTTCCATATCTAGCCGGGATAAGAATAGCACTCTTTAAAAGGCTCATTTGTTTTCCTTTATTGTATCTTTTATAGTATAATATATTACTAAAATTCGATCAAGTTGTATTTTAAATGATTTATTAGTCTTTGCTAATTCCATCATATGTTGCCATTCTCCGTATGAAAATAAATCACCTTTCATCCTAGATACTCCTTCAGATGTGCCGCCAACTATCCATCTTGGAATTTTGTTGTGTGGGGGGTCTCGATAATGAGCGAACACAACACCGTTGGCTCGCTCATATATCAATGCTTCTCCAGGTAGTAATTTACCCTTGATCGCCATCCGCTACTCTATTTTTTAAGTAACGGAGTAAGACTCCGTAAGCTGGTAGGAAGATAATTAAACCTACTGCAATCTTTATGACAACTTGTGACTGTGCAATTTCCATCCAGTTAGCAGCCATATATTCGTCTGCACTGTTTGCAAATGCAACGTAAAAGAATGCATACGTATCAATTATGTTTGCAACAACTGTTGACAATGCCGGAGCAAGCCACCACTGTTTACTCCAGTTTTCTCTTAAATACTGGAATACATATACGTCAAGGAATGTTCCTACACCATAAGCTGTTGCACTTGCAAAGCCAATACGTAGTGCTACGCTTGTAGGCGCACCTTCTAACATTACTACAGCAATAGAACCAATAATTGCTAGAGGATATGCTGCGGCGATAGTCGACCTTGCAATGCTCTTACCTAGCAATCTAACTGTTAAGTCGGTTGCTAAAACAACTAATGGAAACGTAAATGCTGCCCATGTAAGTTTAACTCCAAATATTTCTACTGGAATACCTACAAGTGCGTTTGAAACTGTAATAACAACAACATGAAGTGCTACTAGTTTCATCAGCATACTTCTGTCTACTTCTTTAAAAATATTAAACATCAATGTTCCTCCTGTATTTTTAAATTTTTGTACCAACAGATCTTCTCACAATATCATTGTGATTAAATTCTGCCCAGTACAGTTCAAAAGCTACTCCGTCTTCGAGGCCTTCAAATTGGTGAATTTTACCTGGTTTAACTTGAGTAAAATCACCGGCACCAAGAATAGTTTCATCAACGAGACCATCTTGATCATCCTGCCAAACTCTGACAATCATTTTGCCAGATTCAACAAAGAATCCGTTCCACTTAAATTCATGTTCGTGCTCACTGCATTTAAATCCTTTATTAAATTCAATACGATGAAATTCTAATACGCCATTTGCATGGATTAGCTCTGTAGCACCCCATACCTTTCCTGCTTTAATTCCCATTAGTCTCTCCTTTATAATATCTGACCGTAATCAATTGTCTCTGACTGTCGTGATATTTCTTTAATAAAATATGCACATTTGGGTTTACTTCCTTCGGTAATTGGAACACTTAATAGCTGTCCGTTTTTAACTTTAGGAAAATACCATTTTACATCATTGTAAAAATTAGTAATTTTAATTTCAGCAAAGTCACATTTAAAACTTGATAATGGATTAAATAAAAATGCTTCAAAGCCTCGGTTGTTAATACTAGTTAATGGTAATACTTCTAGATCATTTCCGCTCTGTGAATCTCCAACAGCAATGGACCAATCTAATGGCATCATTATTTCATTGCCATTAATTTCTAAAACCATTGCCGGAGCGTTAAAACTTTCTAAAAAGATTAGAGGAATAAAAAAGAAATCCGGTTCTTTTGGGTCACTATTATCTAATACAGCAAACCGAATATCTTCATCTAGTTCCTCTGGTAAGTTTGTTAATGAAAAACATTTGTCTTCAAGTGTTAAAATTCTCATATTATTTCCTTTAATTCCAATCTATTTTTTCGATCTTAAATGGATACTGTGCCTCATTGTAAAACTTTTTACGTTGAGTTAGGTGCCGCTTCGCATACTTACATGTCGATGTAAGATCCCATATTTGAACGAAGTCTTTATCTTTTGCCTTTCTAACGCCTCTGCCTATAGACTGGATAACTCGAACAAAGCTCTTGCCCGGCTCAATAAGAACCATATTAAAGATACGAGGTATATTGAGTCCTACTGCCGCAACACCATAGGTTGCGATAATAACTTCATTAGTACCTTCTTTAATTGTATCGTATGTCTCTTTTCTGTCTTTTATTTTAACGCTTCCGCTTACAAAAGTGCTGTTTGGTATTAGTTCTGCTAATACTTGGCCTGCACTAATTCTATCTACTAGTATCAATGTGTTTCCAGTCTGTGAAACTTTGTTCATCATCTTAGCAATATATGTTAGTCTTGCTTCATTTGTTGTTAGATACTTTAGTTCACTTTGGTAATCACTGTGTACTACTGTATCAATTAATTGACATACGTTAACATGACATTGTGATAGTACACCTTTATCTTGTAACGACTTAGCACTAATGCTACCAATTACAGGTCCTAAACTTGCATGAATACTTTCAAACTCAAATTTTTCTTTAGGTACAGTACCAGTCAGTCCCCAACGAATTGGAGCGTTGCGTAAGTTACGAGTAAGCAAGTTTTTAAGTACTTCTGCTTTAGCTTGGTGTACTTCGTCAACAATAACAGCACTTACTCCATCTAAAAATTCTGCTAAGGATAATACTGCGGTGCCGTCTTTGTGTTTTTTGTCAAGTATATTTAAACTTTGCCAAGTACAAATAGTATGTGTCTTGTTCAGCATTTTTCTATCGCCAAAGTAGACTCCTACATCAAGACCACAATTAATATAGTCTTCTTCAGTTTGTTCAACAAGTGACTTATTAGGCACAATAACAATACTACGTCCATAAGGCTCAACCATATGTGATAACGTTGCAGTTGTAATTGTTTTGCCTGCCCCAGTTGCAATCTGTTGCAAGCTCTGCGGGTTAGCTAGAAAATTGTTAATAGCCTCTACTTGGTAGTCACGCAGGATAATTTCAGTACCTGCTACAGGATGTCCTTTAGGCCAACATACACCTTGGTCTGCCCAATATCGTTCTGACACAGGAGTAAACTTTAAATCAATAGGATGACGATTATCTTGGATATCAATTATTTGGACATTATTTTTTGCCAACACTTCACTAACAACGTTAAGATGATTGACGTAGCCAGTACCACCAACACCAAAAAAAGCAACTTTTCCATCCCAGCGACCAAGTTTGTATTGTGGCATATACTTTGCGTAGGGCACTTCAAACTTAAGAGCATTCGCTAGCTTCCTTCGTACATCTACGTCTAGTCCTTCTAGCTTAATGTTTACTTCGTCTTCAATTATTAATCTACATGTTGCCATATTATAGTTTTTCTACCTTAACTCGATTAAACGGAGTTACATCTGTATCGTAATGAATGATTAAATCTGTAGGATTAATGTATTCACGAACATTAGTATTCATCCTATAGCTTCCTATTGATAGTGTTACACTCGGTGTCCAGTCAGCATTAATTAACGGTTTAGGAAACTTATTACAACTAATATACACTACTTTTGTATTTTTGTCAACCGAATTATTTAATTTATTATCTTTAATATACTTGTTAAACTTATGTCCGTTGTCTTCATTTTCAGCTCTAAAAAGAACACTCATATCTTCTGAAAAGAATATATTTGTTAATCCATTGTTTATTTCGATTAGTTTTGGTAACGGATCGTCTGATGGTAATAATACTAGTATTGGATATCTAGTTAATTCTAGTATACTTTCTAATACTTGTTCTACTGTCCACACTGTTGATGATATTAATACTTCTTTAAAAGAACGAGTTACAATCTTTTTACTCAACGGAGTTAATTCATTTAGGCTTTTTTCTAACGCTTCTTGATCAAAATGATGTAATCCTAGTTGTGTTTTTCGATCATTGTAAATAGCTAAATTTTCTACTGTAGGTTCACCTATTGATGATACCATAAAGTCAATAGCTTTATTTGTTAAGTTTTTTAATTTAAAGGAATAAATTCCTGGTATATACTTGTCTTTTTCATTATTCATTTTTTCTACTTTTTTAAAATACGTTAATAACTCGTCCTGAATAATAAATTTATTATTTTTAAAATTGTTTATAATAGAAAATACATTTTTTTCAGTTAGTGGAAAATAATGGATCTTATTAACACTATCATAATTATGATCAGTGGATTCGTTTTTTGTTTTTTCAATACTAGCTAGTAATCGTTTATTGAATATAAATTGAATAGCAATTAACAATTCTTGATCATCGTTAGTTACTAAATTAATTGTTTTTTCTCTATTAAGTTCTCTTAACGGAATACGTAAGGTATTAAAAGATTCTTCTAAATTATAATTAAACATGTCACTATACTCAATTAATTTTGTCTTAACTAATGCATATTGACGATCTGTCAATCCTATACCTTTAAATACTTGGCGGCCAATGCTAGTTAAAATTTTATAGTCTTCAGGTTTACATTCGGCAATTATATTTGGGTCTGACTGAAGGCCAACTAATAATTCAATACAATCTTCTATACTACGTTTTGTTATCATAGTATTATTATACTACATTATATCTTTAAAGTCAAGTGTTTAAGTGGAATTCCTAATGCAATTTCTTCCACTGTATATTCAGTGTGTGCGTAGTCGTTAAGCCACTGTGTTCTGTCTGGCATGCAAGGATTTTCTATATCGTGCATAAAGTCTATGTCGTTACCTACGTCATACGCTAACGAGCTGGTGCCTACAAACGCCGGAACACCGTTGAGTACACTATGAATGCCCGGATTGCTAGAGTAGCTTACAGTAGCGTGTACGTTGTCAAAGCTCATGTCAAAGTCATCGTAACTGTTTGGCAGTTGTACTGGTTGTTGTCTATAAACATTTTTAAATTCGTTTTCAATATTTGGTAATGGACAACGAGGATGAGGACGGAACAGTATAGGACGGTTGGTATATGTTCGAATAGCATCAATAGTGTTCATCAACCATTTGCTCATACTAGGCATACCTTGCCATTGCAGACTCTTATCGTGTTGTCCTGCTATAAGAATAAACTCTCCACTAGTACGCCAAGGCTTTAACGATAGACCGA